TATGGAGGAGCAGGTGGAGCACCTGGTGGACATCCTCAATATGGACCTGGACCTGGTTATTTAACTGATATGGCAAGTCCTGCAACAGCCCCTGTATCACTTTATTATGCAATTGGAGCTAATGGAGAAGGAGCACCTGGTGATTCTGGCTTTGGAAATAATCAGTATTACCCTGGAGGGAATGCTAATGGAACTGGAAGAGCAAACAGTGGATTTGGAACTTTATATAATTGTTCTTCTGCTGGTATAGTTATAATATCTGAAAATGGTAATAGACCTGTTTCAGCTTCTGGAGTTTGGTCTTTACAAGAACAGTTTGATCAGAAAAAATCTGGAGTTTGGACATAATGGAAACTTATTTTGCAGAATTAAATTCAGAAAATAAAGTGCTTCAAGTTATTTTATGTTCTCCTGATTTAATTAATTCTACTCCACATTCAGAAGGTGGTGTGTCTTGGATTCAAACCTATAAAGATGGAACTAGAGGAGTATTTGCAGGTATTGGTTACACTTATGATTCTAATAACGATATTTTTATTAAGCGACAACCTTTTCCTTCTTGGATTTTACAAAGTAATGGAACTTGGCAATCACCAGTAGGACCTGAACCAGATAATAATATTGTAGACAATGTACCAGAATATTCTCAATGGTGGGATGAAGAAAATCAAAGATGGTTAAGATATAGAATATTAGATCCTAAACCAAGACAAAATTATGTATGGAATACAGATACATCAACATGGAGTGAGATAGAATTATAATGGCATATTTCGCAGAGATAAGATCAGACAATAATGAAGTATTAAGAGTCATTGTAGTTAATGATAATGATGTTGCTAACAATGGAGGTAACTTATCTGCTCAAGCAGAAACATGGGTTGCTAATAATCATTCACAAGATGTAATTATTAAAGAAGAATTAGGAGGAGTATATCCTCAAACTTATTGGAAACAAACTTCTAAGAGAAAAGAATTTAGACAAAATTTTGCTGGAAGAGGTGGAACGTATGATGCTGCTAATGATAGATTTTTAACAATCAAACCTTATGAGTCATGGACTGCAAATAGTAATGGCGAATGGGAAGCACCTGTAGCTAAACCTACAACAAAAACTTTTGATGCAAATACACAAATTTTTTGGTATAAATGGAAAGAATCAACTCAAGAATGGATTGGAGTATTATCTACAAGATACTTTACATGGGACTCAAATTCTTTAGTATGGGTTGAAAATGGAATAGAAGGAGATTGGCAAAATGGCTAGTGCAAACGGCGGAGTTATTGGAGTTACAATTACTCCTCAATTTGGAAAATATACAACTTTCACAGCTCCTGGAACATATACAACAGGCGGATGTACTTCAGTTGATGTACTTGTAGTCGCTGGAGGTGGTGGTGGATCAGCTGGCGGCGGAGGAGCTGGCGGAGTTAGATTAATTTCATCTCACCCTATTCCAACAAGTCCAATACCAGTAACTGTAGGAAGTGGAGGAACAGGTAGTCCTTCATGGCCATGCATTTCTAGTAGTGCTGGAACCCCTAGTAATTTTGGAGCGCCTTCACCTATAGCTGCATCTGGCGGTGGTAATTCTGGTTTTAATAATCAAACAGGTGGAAACCCAGGTGGTCCTGGTGGATCTGGCGGTGGAGCCGGTGGAGCTAGTAATTTTAATCCAGGAGGATCTGGAAACACTGGAGGTTATTCTCCAGCAGAAGGTTCTGGTGGAGGAACTTCAGCTGGAGATGGTGCAACTTACTCAGCTGGCGGTGGCGGAGGTGGAGCTACTGCAGTAGGAGCAAACGGAGGATCTGGAAGCACAAAAAGTACAGGTGGTGATGGATTAGATGTTTCTCCTATATTTGGTACTTACCCTCAACCTCATTATCCATCTTATCCAGCAGGTTATCAAGGATCAGGTCACGTATTTGGTGGAGGTGGAGCTGGTTTAAGTCCTCCTTCAGTTAATCCTACTAATCCAGGTGGAGCTGGTGGTGGTGGAAGTAATTTTAATCCTTCACCAGATGGTAGAGAAGGTTTAGATGGCCACGGTGGTGGTGGCGGTATGGGTAGCAACTTCCCAGGCGGTGATGGTATAGTTATTGTTAAAGAACCTAGTGTTTTTCAAGCTTCAGGTGTATGGAGTTTAAAAGGACAATTTATAAAGAAAAAACAAAATCTTTGGTCATGATAAATTAGACATATTATTTAAGATAATATATAAAAAGATAGAAAGTTTTTAAATGAATTTAAAATATTATTATTGGTATTTTCCTAAAGTATTACCAGAAAAATTTTGTGATGACATAATTAAATATGCAAAGTCACAAAAAGAACTACCAGCTTTAACAGGATCTTATAAACAAGATACTATAAAAGAAGAAGAACTTTTAAATTTAAAAAAAAATAAAAGAGATTCAAATATAGTGTGGTTAGATGAAAAATGGATTTATAAAGAACTTCATCCATATATAAATATAGCCAATCAAAATGCAGGTTGGAATTTTCAATGGGATTTTTCTGAACAATGTCAGTTTACAAAATATGAATTAAATCAGTATTATGGTTGGCACTGTGATAGCTTTGAAGAACCTTATCCAATGGATTCTAATAATATTAATTATAGAGGAAAAATTAGAAAATTATCTATGACTGTTTGTTTATCAGAAGAAAAAGATTATAAAGGTGGAGAATTTGAATTTCAACCTAGATCACAAGATGATCCTATGATTACATTAGAATGTAAAGAAGTAAGACAAAAAGGATCTATAGTAGTTTTTCCATCTTTTGTTTGGCATAGAGTTAAACCTATAACTGAAGGCGCAAGATACTCTTTAGTTATGTGGAGTTTAGGGAGACCTTTTATATAATGAAAAAATTTCCAGAAACTTTTACTCAAGAAAATTATTTTTCTTCTCCTATTTTTGTTGCGGAAGCACCAGAAATATTAAATGATTTAAATAATTATTCTGAGTCATATATTGAAAATGCTAAAAAATTAGTGGAAGAAAAAAAGAAAAAATTAAATTTTACTGAAAATAAAATAGGAGATGTTTATCATTCTATTTCATTAATTAATGACAAAAATTTTAATCCATTAATAGAATATATAAATAACACTTCTTTTAATATACTAGAAGGTATGGGTTACGATTTGAAAACTTATAAAGTTTTATGTTCTGAACTTTGGGTACAAGAATTTTCAAAAGAAGGAGGAGGTCATCATGAAACTCATACTCACTGGAACGGTCATATGTCTGGATTTTATTTTTTAAAATGTAGTGATAAAACTTCTAGACCACTTTTTCATGATCCAAGACCAGGAAATGTTATGAACTTATTACCGGAAAAAGATGTAAATAAATTAAGTACAGCTACCTCTACTTTTAATTGTTCAATTAAACCGGGTCTTATGATATTTTTTCCATCTTATATGCCTCATAGTTTTCTTGTTGACAGAGGTTTAGAATCATTTAGATTTATACATTGGAATTGTAGAGCTTACCCCAAACATATATTGAAAGGAGAAAATAATGTTTAAAGAAAAAAAATACACAATAATAAAATCAGCAATATCAAAAGAGTTATCTGATTTTATATATAATTATTTTTTATTAAAAAGAAAAGTTGCAAGAACTTATTTTGATTTAAAATTTATATCACCTTTCACTGAATACTTTGGTGTATGGAATGATAAGCAAATACCTGAAACCTATTCTCATTATGGTGATATTGCAATGGAAACTTTGTTAGAAAAGTTACTTCCATTAATGAAAGAAAAAACAGAATTAAATTTAATTCCTACTTATGCTTATGCTCGAATATATAAAAAAGGAGATATTTTAAAAAGACATAAAGATAGAACTTCTTGTGAAATATCTACAACTTTAAATTTAGGTGGAGATGCTTGGCCAATTTATTTAAGTCCAGATGAAAATGTAGGAATATCAGAAAGTGATGGAGGAGAAAAAGGAATAACTGTGTCAAGTAATGCTAAAGGTATTAAAGTCGATTTAGAACCAGGAGATATGTTAATTTATTCTGGTTGTATTTTAGAACATTGGAGAGAACCTTTTGAAGGTGAAAATTGTGGACAAGTTTTTCTACATTATAATAATGTAGATACTCAAGGTGATAAAAACATATATGATGGTAGACCTCATCTTGGATTAGTTTCTGGATTTAGAAGATAACTATGTTTTTTAAAAATAAATTAGAAATTTGGAGCAATAGAATACCTATAGATTTTTTAAAACAATTTATATGTATTTATCCAAATAATTTACCTGACTATTTTAAAAATATTCCAAAAACTTATCCTTTTAGAGTAGGAAGAAATTTTAATATAAGAACATGTAGTGGTTTTATTAATTTTTTTAGACGTAGTGTAGTTTTAAAATCTCCTTTTGACATATCATTAGAAATTATAGATAATAAAATTTATTGTGAATTTGGATCAGGTAGTTATTCTAATGAAAATAATTTACAAATTCATTCTCAAGAACAATTTTTAAAATGGGTTAATAAGGATATTTATAAAATAATATCTAAATTTATATTTGGTATATACATAAAATCTAATAACCCTATTCTTGTGACTAATCCATGGTGGGCTATGAATGATTTTGAAATTATACCAGGTATTTTAAATGCTAAAAATCCTTTGGAATTAAATTTATTTTTACCTATAAAAAAAGATGTTTCTCGTATTACAATAAAACAAGGAACTCCCTTATGTATGCTTCATTTTGAAACTAATAAATCTCTTAAAATTGTATATAGAGAAGGTAAAATCAATAATAGAGATTATAATGGAATGGAATATCTAAAAGTTAATTTCAAAAATATGGTTTTAGGTAGTAAATTTTTCAAATAATTAATATACTTTTTTGTTATATTTTGTATAATAAATTACTATGCCATTAACTCAATTGAATTTTCAACCTGGATTAGATACTGAAAACACCGAAACTGGTGCAGAAGGTAGATGGACTGATTGTGATAAGATTAGATTCAGAAAAGGATTACCTCAAAAAATAGGAGGTTGGACTAAATATAGTGACAATTACTATGTAGGAAGACCCGCAGATATAGCTTCTTGGATTAGTTTAGATGGTAGCCGTTATCAATCAATAGGTACAGATAGAAAAGTCTATGCTTATTTATCTGGAACAGCTCAAGACATTACACCGATTAGACAATCCAATAGTTTAACATCTATATTTACTACAACTGATACTAGTTCTAATGTTATAGTTAATCATACAAATCATGGAGCTACTTTAGGTGCTTTTGTAACTATATCTAATGTATCAGCAAATGTAGGTGGAATTACTACTACAGATTTAGAAAATGAATTTGAAATTGTAGCTATTAATAATTCAGATGCTTATACAATTACAACACCTGGTACAGCTACTTCTACAGTAACTGATTCTTCCAACGCTGATATATCATATCAAATAAATATAGGGCCTAGTATACAAACTTTTGGATACGGTTGGAGTTCTGGTACATGGTCTGCAGAAGCTTGGAATGAACCACGTTCTACTTCTGAAGTAACTCTTGATATGAGACAGTGGTCGTTAAACAATTGGGGAGAAGATTTAATTTTAACTCAAAAAGATGGAGCTACTTACGAATGGGATGAATCAGGTGGTATGACTGACAATAGAGCTACACAAATTGCTAATGCTCCTACAGCTTCTACTTTATCAATAGTATCTACAGAAACTAGACATTTAATTTGTAT